CATATCTCGCCAATCTCCAGATTTTGGTGTTTGAACGAACAAATTCGTGCCTTTAAAAACTGCATCGATCTGTAATTGCTATTGGACTCCAGCTTCGACTTTGTACATATCAAGAATAAAGTTGGACAACTTTTCCATCTCCGAAATCACATTTACCATTGGATCCAACACAACGGTGTAATACCTGCAACGCGAAGTGTGTCTCGTCAACGCCACTAACACGTGAGGTGATGCCCTCGATATGATCTCCAATGGAGTAGATGTTAGTCGAACAACAGCAGTCTTCTCGTATGTCTCCCCTTGCACCTCATGTACTGTGTTCACGTCCCTGTAACCCTTTTCCAGTAACTCAAACTTGTCAGCTTGTGTGAAGGTCAAAATTTTTCCCTCCAACGGCAAAGTTATTGGGTTAAACGCACCCTTACCTCTCACCACTTCCGCCTTTACGGATCTTTCTACAGCACTAGTACACATCACAGCCCCGTCATACTTCTTGTTGAGGAAGAATGTAACATCAGCAGGGCACCTTAATGTGACTCTTCTAACCTCCTTCTCATCCACAACGAGCTTAGCAAAGTGTGCAGGATACGGAAAGTTAGCCACTCTGCAAATGAACGGAATCTGTTGTGTATCACCGTATATGTATGCGACGTCACACTGTGAAAGTAATAGTAAAAAGTTAACGCAACCAGTGTGTAACATCAACCCCTCGTCGATGAATAGCCTCTTAAACGTTCTCCTGGAAGGGTGCATTAAGAAGGAATCCACTGTCCTCACATTGTCCTTGTCCGCTCTTATCAAACCAGCGTGATTTGCCCTTCGGATGATCATCTTGGACGCTTCCTTCCCTGGGACTAAAATTAAGTCCTCTTCGAAGTTCACCTTCTCGATAATCTCCTTCGTCTTTCCACAGCCTGGAACACCATCAACCAAAATTACTTTTGCGCTCGGTTCCGGAGGCTCACCGTTCGGGCTGCACGACGTCAAGGTTTTGAGTTTTCCCATATCGGAATATACAAGAGAATCACTCGACACTGCAACCCTAAACCACGTCTCGTCGCAGACAGGTTTCCCATCATCCCAGTTAAGCAATACAATCACCAACTTGTGGTTGGCGTCTTCCGCCACTCCCCACGCATGACTCTTTGCGTTAGGTTTCAGCAACCAGCGTCCTCTTCTGACATCCCACACCCCAGATTTCTCTTGAGATTCCGGGTCAACACCGTGAACATCTCTAAGCACCTTACAGAGGTTTGAGACCGTAGCTGACAGCGAAGCACTTAAGTAATCAATGTAGTTCTTCATTTGTTGAACCTTGATTGAACCCGTGTACACCGCAGACATCATAGCCCCCTTTTTCACTGCATCTACACTCTTGAGATGAAAATCGGCAATGTCGACATCGAACCTATCGAAACCACCTCCTTTCGGACATATTCCATACGCCGGCACCGAGCCTTCCACTAAATTTTTCACACACGGGAAAGGAGCATTATTCTGTAAGCTCAACACATCATCACGTTCCGAATCCGAAACCCTAACAGGTTTTAGTGATTCTGAGATTTCCTCTTCAGTGGGTTTCTTAAAAGGTAATGTTAGTTCACACTTCATAATCGCCACTACTACCTTCGCTGCCATATCCGGATCCACACTCTTCTGCTGACATAAAGTCTTAAACGCCTCTAAATCGAAAGAGTCGAGATTCTCGAGTACAGATAACTCAGATAATGCATTGTAGTACTTCTCGGATTCTTCCAAAGGCTTAGAAAGGTCACAAGACTGGAACTCTTCTGCTTTCTTGTACTGTAACACTAGTCTATCGTAGAAGGTACAGTACAATTCAGGGATCTTTATCTCTAATGCCTCCTCTGCTACTTTCACGAAACCGCCACGAACAAGGGTCTCTTTGACCGAGGGTATGACCCCCATTAAAGCGTCGCAAAGACTCGTCCAAATCAGCTCTTTGGTGGTCACGTCGAACTTCTGAAACTTTTTCAGGATTATTTCATCCTGAACATGGCCTAACTTTGTTATAAGGAAAAAGGTCATTGCTAATGGACCTAAAATCGCCTTGTCTGTGTCCCATTCAGACCTGGCAGTGACACCGTTAATTATAACTCTAGACCTAATTGACTCGACGAAGGACAAGACGTTGGCATAAGTCAAGGCTTTGGCTTGGTACGTCTTGATATGGTTAAGGACCGTGTAGACAAAATCCTTGTTCACCATAACCTCTCTCCTGGACATTTTTCCAGATGTAATAGAAGCGTCGAAAAGAGGAACGATGACCATATCTCTTACCTTCGGGAACCAAAAATTTAACGCTGCGTTATCCTTGAAGATAGTTCTTTCCGCATTGAGCATCGCCAGCGTCTTTTTGTACTCCCACGCATCATCCATAGCCTTGTAAAACTCCTCACAGTCTACATTATTATGATACACACCACGGAAAAGAGTAAAAGTATCCACTCTCGTAAATTTACAGTACCAAGTATTAACTCTAGTGACTAAGAACTCCTTATGATACACAAATCGTTGACTTGCTGGAAAGAAGGTTTTACACACATACTTAATTATATTACTAAAATCATGGGTATAATTAAGAGTGCTCTCGTTATGAAAGAAAAAACTTAACTTATCGCCCGCCTTCTGGAATGTAGCTCCTATCTCTTCAAGTGTGACTGTGTCGCAATCAAGAAGCATATTCTCATGGAAATGGAAGGC